CTACAGGTAGAGATAGATTAGTAAAAGGTACATTTGATATAAATTTAAGAGGATATATTATACCTGATGTTATACAAAAAGATTTAAATTCAATTAAAAAATATAATAGTAAAGCTAAAGTTACTATTACTAGTGAAACAGTGACAAACATAAATAATGTTAATAGCCCTACTAATTATCAAAACCCAAACTCAGAGGGCAGAACTAGATAATTTTAAGGAATCTGAATATATTTATAATAAAATATTTTACTATGAGCGAAATAAAGTTACAAAAAAAAGAGTTGCAAGAATTAAAAGAATTAAGGGATAAAGGAAATAATTTAATATTTTCTTTAGGAAACTTAGTAATACAACAATTTGATCTTTATTCTCAATTTATTGAGGTAAGAGAAGATCAAAATAAAGTAGGAAAGGAATTGCAGGAAAAGTATGGAGAAGGAAACATTGATTTAGATACCGGAAAATTTACTAAATCAGAATAGTTTTTTGAAACTACTTTTCATATTTATAATAAAATAACAATTAATTAATTAAAGACAATGGCAGAAACATTAATATCTCCCGGAGTATTAGCAAGAGAAAATGATCAATCTCAAATTACTCAAGGCCCAAGAGAATTTGGAGCAGCAATAATTGGCCCAGCTGTTAGGGGACCTATCGAAGTCCCAACTGAAGTTACTTCATATAGCGAATATCTAGCTATATTTGGGGGTTCAGTTACTAGTGGTTCACAAAATTATTCTTATCTAAATCAAGTAGCGGCCAACAACTATTTTAGACAAGGTGGTAAATCATTATTAGTAACTAGAGTTGTTTCTTCATCAGATGTATGGAGTTCAGCTACTTCAAAAACTATTAGAGCACATGATGAAAGTGGTGTTATTGGAGCAATTACTTCCTCAACAGCTACATTTACAGTAGTAGGATCTTTTAATATAACAGGAAGTGCAGCAGGACAAATTACCAATGCTACTCAGGCATCTACAAGTGGAACTGGAACAGGTTTCCAATTTAATTTTAAATTAGCAGATGTAAATAGTTCCGAAAGTATAGCAGGTGGAACATATGCAGTAGGTACATCAGGAGGTTCAGGATATAAGGTAAATGATACTATTACATTTACATCAGAATCATTAGGTGCTACTAAAAGTGGTGGAACAGATTTAACACTTAGATTAAATGCTAATAATATATTAAATGATGAATGTTTTACATTATCTACAATTTCTGAAGGTACTATAATGAATAGTTCAGGTTCAGAAGGTTCAGGTAATGCTTTAGTAAGTGGTTCATCTGATAATTTAAGATGGGAAATTACTAATTCAAATACTTCCTCAGGTGTATTTAGTTTAGTAATTAGAAGAGGTGATGATACTTTAAATCAAAAATCAGTACTAGAAACGTATAGTAATGTTTCATTAGACCCATTGGCTCCTAATTATATAGAGGCTGTAATTGGTAATACTTTTTATTCTTCAATTAACAACGATAATGGAGATTATTATCTACAAGAAAATGGTAATTATACTAATAAAAGTAGATACGTTTATGTTTCAGCAGTAGGTAAACCTACACCTAATTTCTTTGATAATAATGGTTCAGCTAAAACTGAATTTACAGGAAGTTTACCAATAGTATCTTCTGGTTCATTTGGAGGAGGTGCTGGTAATAACTTTACTGGTAGTGCTGCTAAATTTAATGAAGATATAAATGCTAGTAACGTTCAAGGTGTTATAGCTAATGATTACACAGCTTCAATAAACTTATTAAGTAATAAAGATAATTACAAATTTAATGTATTAGCCGCTCCTGGATTAGTACATCAATTACACCCGTCACAAGTTAATTTACTTGTAACTACAGCTGAAACTCGTAAAGATTGTATAGCAGTAATTGATTTAAGAGCGTATAATTCAACATCAGGTAACGTAATTAACCAAGCAAGCACATTTGATAGTTCATATGCTGCAACATATTGGCCTTGGTTACAATCAATAGATGCTGATACAGGAAGATATGTATGGTCTCCAGCTTCAACATTTATACCAGGTGTTTATGCATTCACAGATGAATCTTCAGATCCATGGTTCGCACCAGCAGGATTACAAAGAGGAGGATTAGGAATGGTAATTAAAGCTGAAAGAAAATTAACTTCAGGAACTAGAGATAGTTTATATGAAGCGAATGTTAACCCAATTGCTACATTCCCACAAAGTGGAGTTGTAGTATTTGGTCAGAAAACATTACAGAAAAAATCTACAGCGTTAGATAGAGTAAATGTTAGAAGATTGTTAATTGCACTTAAGAGTTTCATTACACAAGTTGCTGATAACCTAGTATTTGAACAAAATACTATAGCAACAAGAAATGATTTCTTAAGCCAAGTTAATCCATATTTGGAAAGTGTACAACAAAGACAAGGATTGTTTGCTTTTAAAGTAGTAATGGATGATAGTAATAATACACCAGATGTAATAGATAGAAATGAGTTGATTGGACAAATATTCCTACAACCAACTAGAACAGCTGAATTTATTATACTAGATTTCAATGTATTACCAACAGGAGCAACATTCCCAGCGTAAAAAAAAGAAAATAGAATATTTATAATAAAATAAAACAAATACAATGGCAGTATTAGACCCGAACGAAATATTTTTTACAGCATTTGAACCGAAACAGCAGAACAGATTTATCATGTTCATTGATGGTATTCCTTCGTTTGCAGTAAAAGGAGTTGGAGCTGTATCTCTAACGCAAGGAACAGTTGCTTTAAACCATATTAACGTTCAACGTTATGTAAAAGGCAAAACAGTATGGAATACAATTTCATTCACTTTATTTGATCCAATTACTCCATCCGGTGCTCAATCAGTAATGGAATGGGTAAGATTACATCATGAATCAGTAACAGGTAGAGATGGTTACTCTGATTTCTATAAAAAAGACCTAACATTTAATGTATTAGGTCCTGTAGGTGATGTAGTATCTGAATGGATTATTAAAGGTGCTTTAATTACTGAAGCTTCATTTGGTGATTATAACTGGGATAATACAGATGCAACTCAAGAATTAACAATGACAGTTCAACCTGATTATTGTGTATTGAATTTCTAAAAAACAACCCTTATATATTCTGAAAAATAGCTTGGCTTTGCCAAGCTTTTTTTTTACATTATATGTATAACTAGAACAATGTTATAACTAAATAAAGATTATATGAGCGAATTTAAATTCCCAACTGAAGAAGTTGAATTGCCATCAAAAGGATTAGTGTATCCTAAGGATCATCCTTTAAGTAGTGGTAAAATCGAAATTAAATATATGACTGCTAAGGAAGAAGATATTCTTTCTAACCAATCTTATATTCAAAAAGGCATAGTAATAGATAAATTATTAGAATCTGTAATAATAGATAAATCTATTAAATTAAATGATTTAATAACAGGTGATAAAAATGCAGTATTAATTGCTACACGTATTTTGGGATATGGTAAAGATTATACTTTTACATATGGGGGTAATAAAGAAACTGTAGATTTAACTACTTTTGAAAATAAAGAATTTGATGAATCATCTATAGTAGATAATGAGTTTTCTTATACTTTACCTCATAGTGATACTCCTATTACTTTTAAGATGCTTACAGGGCATGATGAGAAAAAAATTGAAAATGAACTAAAAGGTTTAAAAAAGATTAAAGGAGATAACTTACCTGAATTAACAACTAGACTTAAACATATTATCACCTCTGTTAATGGTGAAAACGAAACTAAAGTCATTAGAGAATTTGTGGATAATTATTTATTAGCTAGAGATTCAAGAGCACTTCGTGAACATATAAGAAATGTACAACCAGATGTAGATATGACTGCTACTCTGAGTGGAGGAGAGGAGGTAGAGGTGCCCTTAGGGCTTAACTTTTTTTGGCCTGACGCTTAAAACAGCACCTCAATTTAGATTAAATTTATTTAATCATATTCATCAAATAATATTTAACGGTAATGGTGGATATAATTTTGAAACCGTATATAATTTACCTATTTGGCTAAGAAAATATATTTTTTCAGAAATGGAAAAATATTATAAAAAAGCAAATGCTTCACCAGAAGAAAAAGGTAAAACTACATTAGTGGGTAAAGATGGTAAAGTAAATGTTCCCGAATTTACTAAAGCATCTCGACGATATAAAAATAAGAGCAGCTATAAATAGTTGCTCTTTTTAATATTTATAATAAAATACTCCTTTAATGGATCCAGAAGAAATAAAAAAAGCCGGTCAGGAACAAGAAAAAGCTAATTCCGCATCCCAAGAGAATCTTAGAATTACACGAGATATTAATAATGAAATTCGTGAAAGGTTAGGATTACTTAAGGGAGAACAGGATTTAAGGTCTTCTACACTAAAAGCTTTAAGGGATGCAAACAAACTTGCTGAACAGGCAGTTGATTTCCAAGAGGATGGAAAAAAAGTTTTATTAGATTCTCAAAAGCTTCAAAAAGCAGCTTCCGCACAAATACAAAATATAGCTAAATTAAGAAAAAATGCCGATGATCTTCAAATGCAGAGAATGCGAGCACAAAGAGATTTGCAAGCTGATAGGGGTAAAATGTCCGAAAAGGAAATAGCTGCTGCTGAAGAACAAGTTAAAACCGCTCAAAAGGCCACTGAAGCCATACGTGATCAAGTTGAACAACAACAACACCAATTAAAAACTACCCAAAGTTTACAAAAAGTCTCTGAACAAATATCTAACCTACCAGCATCTAGGGCATTTGGTTTTTTGAAAGATATAGCTGATGCCGTTCCAGGACTAGGTAAATTAACCAAAGGATTTGATAAAGCTGCATCAGCATCCAAGGAAGCAGCAGCCGCAATGACTAAAATAGGTAAAGATGGAATGGCTGTACCTTTAACTGGTATGGATAAAATGAAAGCAGGGTTTAGTGGTTTAGCAGCAGGAGCTGGAGAAATAGCCAAAGCCTTTGGTCCTATAGCTATTATAGCTAAATTATTTGAAGGAATGATGAAAGCGGATAAATCTGCTGGTGATATGGCTAAAAACCTTAATATGACTTATTCAGATTCCCAAAAATTATCTGGTGAGTTACTAAAGGTATCCCAAAGTTCTAGTTCATTAGGTGTAA